GCCTAAAAGATAGTCCACTTTGAGCGACAGAGGGATATATACTTTATATCCCTCTTTATTTTATGGACAAATTATGGAAATACAAGTAAAACTTGATGAATTGAGGAAACATAAAGTTTTTGTGGCGACGCCGATGTATGGTGGTATGGCTCACGGACTTTATGTTAAATCCAGTCTTGACCTGCAAGCCATGCTAACCAAGTATGGCGTTGAAACTAAATTTTCTTTTCTCTTTAACGAATCTCTCATTACAAGAGCTCGTAATTACCTTGTTGATGAATTTCTTAGAACGGATTATACACACTTATTGTTTATTGATTCGGACATCCATTATCATGCACAGGATGTCGTAGCACTTCTTGCTCTCGATAAAGATGTAATTGGCGGACCATACCCTAAGAAGGCTATCAACTGGCAGAACATTATTGATGCTGCAAGAAAACATCCTGACCTTGAAGCACATGAATTGGAAAAGTTGGTTGGCCAGTATGTGTTCAATGTGGTCAAAGGTACAAAACAATTTTCTGTAACCGAACCACTAGAAGTGATGGAAATCGGCACTGGTTATATGTTAATTAAACGACATGTATTTGATAAGATGAGAGATGCTTTTCCAATGATTCACTACAAACCAGATCATGTTGGTCAAGCCAACTTTGATGGTTCTAGGTACATTCATGCATATTTCGATACAGTGATCGACGCCAAGGGTTCCATTACAGACGGTGGGACTGATCGTTACCTAAGTGAAGATTATATGTTCTGTCAGATGTGGCGTAAGATTGGTGGTCAAATCTTTCTATGTCCTTGGATGAAAACGCAACATGTCGGAAGTTACGCATTTACTGGAGATATGCCGGCAGTGGCTAATTATGCAGGAAAGTTATGAAAAGTATAACATATAAGTATAGTGAGCCTCGCCTTTTAGAAGAATTTCGCAATTACATTGATGTAACTTACAGCGAACACTATTCACAAAACAAATTTCAAGCAACCGAGTTTATTATGGACTCAGGCCATGGTGAAGGGTTTTGTATTGGTAATATTATAAAGTACGCACAAAGGTACGGCAAAAAAGACGGACATAACCGCAAAGATTTGTTTAAAGTGTTACACTATACCATTATGGCGTTACATAATCATGACATGACAAAAGGTGATAATAATGAAACTTTCAAGTGAAACAATTGGTGTTCTAAAAAACTTTGGCAATATTAATTCAGGTATCTTTTTGAAGAAGGGTAAGACAATTAAAACCGTTTCTTCACATAAGAATATTTTGGCGCAAGCCACAATTCCTGATGAGATTCCTGCTGACTTTGGTATCTATGACTTAAACGAATTTCTTTCTGTGGTTTCCCTACACAAAGATGATTTGAACCTTGAGTTTGATTCCAAGAATGTTGTAATTTCTGGCCTTAAAGGTCGTAGTAAAATTAAGTATCGTTCTTGTGATGCTACGATGCTTGTTGTACCTCCAGAAAAAACTCTTGAATTATCTAACCCCGAAATTCAATTTGATTTGAGTGTTGAAGACTTTCGATGGATTCTGGATGCTGCAAATGTTCTTGGCAGCCCACAAATTTCCGTTGAATCGGATGGCACAAAAGTCACATTGAATACTTTAGATGTTTCAAATGATTCAGCTCATACCGAATCGCTTGAACTAGAAGTAGAAGGTTCTGGCAATAAGTACAAAATGGTATTTAAGACTGAGAATTTTTCTAAGGTGTTACCTGGTTCCTACGAAGTGAAAATTTCTTCAAAAGGTATTTCACATTTCAAGAACAAGAAAACATCCGTTGAATATTGGATTACCACAGAAGTTGGTTCAACATTTCAGAAAGGTTAATTATGATTTTATTTACTGATGCTGAAACTGGAAATGAAGTCTATGTCAATCCAGATTGTGTAAAGATAGTTAGAGATTTTAGGAATGTAGCAAAAATTCTGTTTATAGATGATACATATGTTATCGTTACTGATAATCCTAAAGTTACAGTTGAAAAGATGACTAAAAAACCAGTGAAGTGATATGATGTTTAACGTGAGGAATTTTTATTATGAGTCAACTACTTTGGGTGGAAACACACCGTCCCAAAACAATTCGGGACTGTATCCTACCAGAGCGTCTGAAAAAACCATTTCAGGAGTATGTCAACCAGAAAACCATTCCAAATCTTCTTCTTGCTGGTGGTCCGGGAGTAGGCAAGACCACAGTGGCCAAGGCCATGTGCAACGAAGTGGGATGCGATTACCTGGTAATCAATGGTTCTGACGAATCTGGTATTGATACATTCCGTGTAAAAATCAAAAACTATGCCTCGTCAATGTCTTTGGCTGGTGGCCGTAAGGTCATCATCATTGACGAAGCCGACTATCTAAATCCAAACTCTACACAACCTGCTCTAAGGAACGCAATTGAGGAATTTGCTTCAAACTGCTCTTTCATATTCACTTGTAATTATAAGAATCGTATCATTGAGCCTTTACATTCTCGGTGTGCGGTTGTCGATTTCACTCTTAAAAACGGTGATAAGGCTAAAATGGCCAAGGAGTTCTTTGTCCGAATCAAAGAAATTCTACGAAGTGAATCGGTCGATTTTGAAGATAAAGTAGTTGCCGAATTAATTAAGAAACATTTTCCAGATTTTCGCCGAGTAATCAACGAACTACAGCGTTACTCGCAGTTTGGTAAGATTGATTCTGGTGTTCTCGCTCAGATTGCTAACGTTTCTATTTCTGAAATTGTAAAGTATATGAAAGAGAAAGACTTTGGTTCTATTCGTAAGTGGGTGGCCTCAGGAGATTATGATGCAAATGTGGTGTTTCGGCAGATTTATGACGCACTATATGATGTATTAAAACCACAATCAATTCCACAGGCCGTATTGATTCTCGCTGACTATCAATACAAACAGGCCTTTGTTGCTGATGGTGAAATTAATCTTGTTGCTTGTCTTGTTGAATTGATGGGGAATTGTGAGTTTGTATGAACGATTTATTTAATCTTCTTAGACTAAAACGTTCTAATTCATTTAAAAGAAGTACCAAATACTATGTAGCTCGTAACCGAAACAAAAGAAAAATACGAAAAATTGACGATAGGAAATATGAAATGGGTGTATCAATGGAAGATAAATCGCAATCAGAATTCTTTTTGAGTTCTTCATCTTTGAACGACCATGTTATTACTAAGTGCTTATCGAAGCGTGTAGAATTAGGACTTACAACGATTTGCCTCAAAGAAAGCATGGTCTGTAGCCCAAAAAAATGGCACGATTATGTTCGTCACAATTTAGATGATGGAACTAATCAATTGGTCGAATTTGGCCATCAGACTGGTATGATTATCAACCTTGAAACAAATGACTTCATCGATTACACGGTCAATTCTAATCTTGTTGAAGTGAAGTTATATGGTTCAAATGAGTTCGTTGAAGAAATGTACCTTCAATTAACCGAAGTATTTGAAATTGCTGCATGTTATATTGAATGGGTTTATGGTTCGGATGGTGAATCTGTAAATATTCCATTGTCATCAGAAAAGCTTCCAATTTCTGAGATGTATCCTTTTCTTGCAGGTGAATCAATCGAAGATTACTACACTCGTTTTTTGGAATCATCAGCCTCAATCCTTCTCTTGATTGGTCCACCAGGCACAGGTAAAACCACATTCATTCGTGGTTTGCTTCATCATTCCGCTATGAACGCTATTGTTACCTATGACGATAAGATTCTAGAGCGTGATTATATTTTTGCTCGTTTTATTGAGGATGATGTTGGTGTAATGGTCATTGAAGACGCTGATAGTTTCCTCAAGCCAAGGGCCGATGGTAATACAATGATGCATCGCTTTCTAAATGTTGGTGACGGTCTTATCTCATTGAAGCGTAAGAAACTTATTTTTTCAACCAATTTGCCATCGATTAATGATGTCGATGATGCCCTGATTCGTCCTGGTCGTTGCTTTGATATTTTAAACTTTGAGAATTATAACGAAGAACAAGCTAAGATTGTCAGTGGAAAACTTGGTATACCTTTTAATTCTAAATCACCTTCTGAGACTTATTCTTTGGCTGAAATCTTTCATACACAAAAGAATTCAAACTCAAAGCAGAAAAGGAAGATGGGATTTGTATGAGTAACCCTTTTGACTATGTAAATCAGATTCTCTATGGTAAAAAGGATCTGATTGTTGATGCTCAAACTGAAAAAGAATACAACCCCTTCATCGTAAACAGGTCACTTTCTTATCATTTCGATTGTGTCCTGTTTGCCAATGAGATGAATCAGAGACATTTCGCTGATAAAAAGCTACAAAATTCTTTCCTGATAAATACCATCAGGTCTCGAAAAAGACCCTTTGCTAAGTGGGTTAAGTCTGAAAAGAGTGAAGATTTGGAATGTATCAAAAAATACTTCAACTATTCCGACATGAGAGCCCTTGAGGTTCTGCCTCTACTCAGTAAAGAGCAAATCCAACAATTAAAAGAAAAAACCGAAATAGGTGGATTAAGGAAATGATATGTCTGATATATTCAAAGGAGTCGGAGTTGAAATAACACTTGAAGATGAAGATGCGTTTTTGAAAGTGCGGGAAACTCTAACAAGAATTGGAGTTTCATCTCGTAAAGAAAAAGTGTTATATCAATCCTGCCATATACTCCATAAACAAGGCCGTTATGTAATTTTACATTTTAAAGAATTATTTGCTCTAGATGGCAAACCGTCTACAATTACAGATAATGATATACAACGAAGAAATGCTATCACTAACCTGCTTGAAGAATGGGGGTTATTGAAAATTCTTAAAGATGAAAAGGAGAAAATTGAAGGAAATTTGGCACCTCTACATCAAATTAAAATCATCTCATACAAAGAAAAAGATGATTGGGAACTCGTAAGTAAATATACAATAGGGAAAAAGAAAGTTGAGTATTGAAAATGAAACCTGTGATTGTGAAATTGAAAAATTTATATACAAACGAAATCGTCTATACCGAAAACTATGATGACTATCAAGAAAGAGATGGTTTAGAATTCATCAATGTTTTTAAGGAAGAAAACCCGAAAAGAAAATATTTGGTCAACAGAAACGCTTATCAAATACTAAATAAAGAGTAACCAATGCCTAATGGGTTGGTTACTTTAAACTTGCTTACTTAAGGAGAAAACTATGACTTATGTATTACGTCCACTACACTATACGACCCTTGGTTTTGAACGCTTTTTTAATGATGTTGAGAGACTACTTAAAGATGACCCTCAAGCCAAGGCCTCTAACTTTCCACCACACAATATTCTTCGCCTAGATGACAACCGCTATGTTGTTGAAATGGCTGTGGCTGGTTTTGCCAAAGATGAAATTGATATTACAATTGAAGATGGCAGCCTGATTGTGAAAGGTGAAAAGAGAGAACAGGTGAACGGTGCTCAATATGTACATCGTGGTATTGGTACACGCTCTTTTACTAAAACTTTCACGGTTGCTGATACAATCGAAGTTCGTGGTGCCGAGTTCAAAGACGGTATTCTTCGTATCGGTCTAGAAAATATTATTCCAGACCATAAGAAGCCACGCAAGGTTGAAATTGGCAGTAATCTTGAGGCATTTAAGCCACAATTGTTACAAGAAGCCAAGGCGGCATAAGTGAGAGGGAGGGCTTGACCCTCCCTTGTTTTTATTATATAATGTTCTTATGAAACTCGCACTTACATCCGACATTCACCTAGAATTCGCCGATTGGTACCCATGTAACCCTGATGGCGCCGATGTTTTACTTTTGGCTGGTGATATTATGGTGGCTTCAGACCTTCATGGCACCTATAAATCAGACAGGTTCCATGAGTTTCTAACCAATTGCAAAAGAGAATACCGGGAAGTGGTTTACATCATGGGTAATCACGAACATTATCACGGCGACTTCGCTGAATCTCATAAGTTGCTTCGTGATGTTTGTGATATGAATTCAATCATCTTTCTCGACAATGAAGTAGACACTATTGATGATGTGGTTTTTATTGGTGGTTCTCTTTGGACTGATTTAAATAAAGAAGATCCAAGAACAATAAATCAAATCAGTGGTTTGATGAATGATTATCGTGTCATTTTAAACAGTAATAATAACACTTCGTTTAAAGACAATAATGGTAATTTTAAAACAAGATCATCTAAATTTTCACCTTTAGATGGTATTAATGAACATAAAAAGTTACTTGATTTAATTCACACAACAATCACCAACAATCCAACAGGAAAATTTGTTGTTGTCGGTCATCATGCTCCATCAAAACAGTCTGTGAAACCTGGTTATGAAGGAGATTTTGTTGTAGGTGGTGCTTATAGTTCTGATTTAGATGATTTTATTTTACAACATCCACAAATTCAAGTCTGGGTCCATGGCCACACACATGACAAGTTTGATTACATGATTGGTTCAACTCGTATTGTTTCAAACGCTCGTGGTTATGTTGGTTTTGAACGTGGCACCGATAAAGAAGATCCATATTTTCCACAATTGATTGAAGTATGAAACAGAAATTTATTTCAAAATAAATACTCTCCGCATGTAGAACTTTCCTATATAATAAAAGGAGGGTTCTACATGAAACATAAACATCATATTGTACCTAAGCATATGGGTGGTTCCGATGACAAATTGAATTTGATTGAATTGACCCGGGAAGAACACGCCCGAGCACATTTGAATTTGTATGAGAAATATGGTAAGAGAGAGGATTTGGGCGCTTATTATCTTTTGACTGGCCAAACTGATGAAGCAATGAAAATCGCATGTTCTTTGGGTGGATCGAAACAGGGGAAAATAAATGCTGAGAATGGACATATTCAAACTATACAAAAGATTGGTGCGTCTTTAGGTGGAAAAAAATCATCTGAGGTTTGTAGAGAAAAACAAGTCAATGCTTTTTTTGATTCAAATTTGAGAAATGAAATTGCTAAACTCGGTGGTAAAGCACAAGGGAAAGTAAATGCTGAGAATGGCCACTTACAGAGAATTGCTAAGTTGCCAAACAAAAGATCCAAAGGAAAACTGTGGATAACAAATGGCATTGAAAATAAAATGGTTGAGTCGTGGGAGGTTATTGAAAATGGATGGCGAAAAGGAAAAACTCAAAGAACAAAAGTACAATAACTTTTATATGGAGATCGCAGAAAGAGTTGCCAAAATGTCTTATGCCAAGAGACTGCAAGTGGGGAGTGTTTTAGTTAAAAATGATAATATTATTAGTTTTGGTTGGAATGGAATGCCTTCTGGCTGGATTAATAATTGTGAAGATGAAAATTTGAAAACTAAGCCGGAAGTATTGCATTCCGAGACAAATTGTATTTCAAAACTTGCTAAAATTGGCCAAAGCTCTAATGGCGCCACAATGTTTATTACTCACGCACCATGCCTTGAATGTGCAAAGTTAATTTATCAAAGTGGCATCAAGTCTGTTTTTTATCGTAACACCTATCGCAGCACCGATGGTGTTGATTTTCTAACTAAATGTGG